AAACAAACCTTGCTGGTAAGAAGGCTGGAGCAGTCCCTGTAAAAATGTTTGTGAAAACCTAGCCATAATTATTTACCTAGCCTTTATCCAAAAATATCACCAAGAAGGGAACCAAACAAAGATCCTATTCCTGTATCTGTTTTAACAGGAGAGAACATACCACCAAGGATTCCTGAACCAATACCACCCAGCAAGTTAGCCCTAGCTTGTTCAGCAATTAGTCTAGCCTCAAGACCACTCATCATAGTCTCACCGTACTGACCAGCACCAAACAACTGTGCCTGCTGTTGTAGCTGTGGGAACAACTGAGCAGCTTGTTGTACGTTAATCATTTGAGCTTGTGGTATGTAAGAAGCACCTAATAAACTACCAGCAATATTAGCTTGTTGTAGTTGTTCTGCTTGTGCTTGTTCCATAGCCATCAAAGCCGCTTGGTTTTTGGCTGTTTCTTGTGCCTGTGAAAGAGCTAACTGCTCTGGTGTACCACCATACATAGCACTTGTAACACCCAGCCTTCCCTGACTAGCTAATCTTTCTTCAAGAGCAAGTTGCCTACGCTGTTCTTCAGCTTCCTGTACAGCACGAATACGATCATAAACACCCTGCTCTCTAGCAGCTGTACCGCCTTCTTGTAGTACATCTTGAAAAGCAGTAGTAGCATCTGCAAACAAGCTTTTCTGTAGTGCTAACTCTTCAGGAGACAAACCTAGTGTAGCTTCTGTACCTGACATAAATTGTTGACCAGTAACAGGATCAGTCATCATTGTTGGTGGTTTAACACCAAACGTACCGCCAGTAGCAGAAGTAACCGTGAACGGTCTAAATTGAGATAAATCTAGTGCTGACTGTGCCATTTCTAGCGCACCGGGAATACGTTGATCACCCACAGTAGTGCCTAGTACAGCCTGCTCTCCAATATCTCCTAGCCTATCATAAGCAGATTTAGTTAAAGCAGAGCCACCTGCAATAGACGCTCCACCAATAAGAGGACCAAGGAGACCTCCTAGAAAATTACCAATCCCAGAAGAAGAACTTCCACCTACAGTTCCTGTTGTATAAGGATTAGAAGCAGGATTGGTTACCATTTCTTCAAAAGTAGTAGCCATTAGTCCGTCCCTCTTTTCTTATTATAATTCATCATAGCGTTTTACCTATCAGTGCTAATACGTTCATTTCCTGTAAAGATATGGAGTTACCATTTACTTCTGTTTGCAAACCTACTGTTACAACAGAGCCATTACCTGTACAGTTTAAAGACTTGCGGCTAATCAAATCGCCTAATGTAAACTCAACCGCTGTGTATTCTGATTCACCATAAAATCCCGGTGTAGACGTACCTACCCTAAACCTTGATGTATTAGCTTGAATTGAAAAGTCATACGCCCAACTAAGAACAATGTCTGAGTCGTTACCACCAATAATAGTAGGTCTTATTTTTTTAAGTATTTTAATTTTTGAAGGATCACCAAAAGTTAAACCGGGACTTGTATATCTAAAAACAAAAGATGAGTTGTTGTCATCGTAACCACTGTATGTACCTATGCCGTCTACAGTACCAATGTAAACATCGCCGTTACGATCTCTGGCAAAACTTTTAAAGTTAACACTAGGCCATTTGGTCACACGAAATGAACCGTTTTCTAATCTACCTCTAAGATCAAAACAATAAACAAGATTACTGTCAGGTAGACCTAATAAATAAAAATAATTTTCAGGGCTGTACACAGATGTAGCAGGGCTAGTTTTTAAGGACAGCTTACCAATTAAATCTTGCTTTACATTACGGCTAAGGTCTGACAAAGGCAAAGACTTTTCTTGAATAACTCTACCAAGACTTCTAAGACCATCATCACTTAAAAATAACAAATCAGTTCCAATGTTTTGAATTGTCTTACGATCAATGCAACCAACTCCAGCAACGGTATCTGTCAACGCCATAGATGCAGGAGATTCAGGATTTCCATAAACCAATATGCTATGTTCACCAAAGACAACTAAAAATCCGTTATGTGCAGCTAACGCAGTTACTTTGTCAGCACCAGCAGGCCACGCTTTAGATACGTCAATAGAACCACTAGAGCCCCCACTAAAGTCATCACCATCTAATAGGTCAGACCAATAAATAATAGTATCATTAGTAGTATTACCTACTACCCACATCCTACCAAATCCAGCAAGGGCTTCATGGCAATACTGGGAAGAGGTAACAGAGGATCCTGATACAGCCGTCATCTTGGTTACTGCACCAAGACTGTTACTGTACACAAGAGGCTCATAACCACGTTGAAAAAAATACGCATGGTCATTAAAGTTAACAATCTTCCAATCGTTAGCTGTAATCGTGTATGAACCCGGTGTAGCATCTACAAGCGTAGTTGTGCCCGTCATAATTTTGTTATTACCAGTACTAAAAATTACTTCGTTACCAGCACTGTCGTAAAACTCATGGATGTTGTGTATGTAATCTGTACCCAACACTGTTTTAGTAGTAGTAATAACACTATTACCCTGACGAGATGCTAACCGTCCTTGTCGATCAATAATTGCGTTATCTGCAACTTCTGCAAAAGAAGTATCCTGTGCAATCGGAGAATCTTCTGTGTTAATTCCCTTAAAAGCAGGAGCAACTAAATTAATACTTTGTAGTGGCTGTGCCATGCGTTCTCCTACGGTGTGTACCAGATGGTCTCTTCAGGATGCTTTTGAGCATCTAAAGCAACAGCATCAGATAAATATGTATCAGCAATAGAAAAATACTCAGCCGCTGCTGTACCGCCTGTTTCACCTCGCTCACGAGCTAATAAAGCTATAGCAAGATGAATAACAGGTTGACTAGGAATAGACAACGTATCAGAGTCATCACTCAACGCTACGTTCCTAATAACACTTTGTACTTTTAATGAGTAAACACCATCAGGCTTGGGATACACATCAATCTGTGCATCGCCAGAGCCATCAATACCACTAAACGTATAGTACTCTGGAGAGCCAGAGTCAGGTGTTTGTACAAAAAACTTATCATCAAACCATTCTCGTGATTGGTACTGCATAACTACATTAGATGTATCATTAATGATGTTAAGTATTTTTCCTTGGTCTTGATAACCTGTTAACGAGTACGTATAGTCATCAGCTGCCGTAGTAATCGTAAGAGTAGACCTAAGATTAGACCAATCCCAAGCATTTTCTACAAGTTGTTTTGCATCGTTTACAAAATCTCCAACCATCTTACTATATGTAGTTTCAGATACATTAGATACTTCATCTTCTCGTAATCGTCTGAGTACGTTGTTTACTAAATTTAAATATGTCATGAAATATTTCCTGTCAACATACGACCAATAAGACCTTCAAGAGAAGCCATAGCATTTACTGGAGCGCCTGATTGTATTCCGGGTAAAGGTTGTGGCGTGTAGCTAATACCTGAAACAGATCCGGTAAACATACCACCGCCGCTACCAACGACACCTCCACCGCCACCGCCACCGCCACCGCCTCCACTGCCAGTAGTAATAGGAGTAGGATCTACTGTTTTTTCTTTACAGCAAGTGTCCCACAAAGCTCCAAGTTCTCCTTCGGGTCTAGGAGCTTCACACTCAACTAACTTACAGCCATTTGAAGTTCCTCCACCGCCAATAACGGTAGTATCATCTGTACAGCATTTATCCCAAGCTACTCCAGCTTCTCCGTCTGGTCTAGGAGACTGACACTCGACTAAAGTACAATCAACTTTAGTTATGCCATTGCTTATACAAAAAGAATGATTAGGAACTCTGTCTATTTCATTGCCAGAATCATCAAGCAAAGTTAAATCGTTTCCATCGCATTTAGTATTTGTAGGTAAGTTAGGACCAGCAACGCCTGTAATAATCAACAACTGATTACAGTCGTTGTTTTGGTGTTCTGATGGTAAACTACCGTCTGCACATTCGTTACAGTCGCTTTCAATAGTGGCGTTGTTTTTACACTCCGTAGTTCCAGTTGTTGTAGTAATCGTCGTTGTAGTTGATGCTGTGCCGCATTTAACTACCCCGTCATCTCCCGTAATTAAAGTTTGTCCTTGAGGACACTGGTCACAATCTGGATAATTTGTCGCACCGTTGTTACAAGTATCTGTAGTGGTGGTTATAGTGTCATCGGTTGTTGTAGTCGCAACACAGACTAAAATACCTTCCTCATTTTCTTGTAGCGTTCCGGCCTTGTTATCGTCTGTTTTACAGGCATCACCCGCTTTACGAGTATCTCCAGTACCTCCCGTACCTCCAGTCCCTGTTCCAGTAGCTACACACGTAAGGTTTCCTTGGCCGTCATCTTGTAGAGTACCGGCTTCTTTGGTTTCTTCTACTGTACAGGCGTCTCCTGCTTTACCTCCTGTTCCATCTCCACCACCAGAGCCGTCACCACCGTTGGTACCAGTACTTTTAAATATACAGTCTCCGTTAGCATCAAAGACGCCCTGTGTTCCGTCTTCCATGTTACAAGGAGAACCGACGGTGTAAAAAATTTCATCAACACACATACCAGCTACGTCGTTCCACGCTTGACCGGCTAGACACACTTTATTTACAACAGCAACACAGATTCCAAATTCATCCGACTGATAACCTTCTAAACACCCGCCACATTCTTCTTCTTTTGTAGCTCCTGCGACTTGTTGGCGGTTTACGTTAGCACAATTAAAATCTTCAGCGCCACCACCGGCCCCTCCGTCACCTCCGTCTCCTCCACCAGAAGAAGTTACAGTTACATTAGTTCCTCCCTCAGTTTCAAACGAACCTCCAGAAGACGAAGCTGTGCTGTTCATCCAGTTATTCAGGGTTTCGTACCACTCATCAGGTATTTTATCTAAGTTGTTAGAAACCCAATCCCATATGACAGATCCTTCTCCTGCCATATTTTGAAAACCAGCATTAATAAAATCATTCCAGCTGTCAAATGTTTCAACAGTTCCGTCGTACAAAGTAGCCGCTACAATTCTTTTTTTGATCCCGTTTTCGTCAATAACATCGAAAACGTCTATTTCATCATAAGATTCTGTAGCGTTTTCCCACCACTCTCCACCAGTAATGTTTTGCTCTACAAACTGATTAACTGCGCCACGGACACCGCTTATTAAGCCGCCTTCTTGCCAAGCACCGAATTCGTTAAATGTGCCGTTTATTGTTTTAAAAAGTTCTGAGTCTTCTGGGATTAATCCGTCTAAGTCAAAAATTCCTCCCGATTCTGGCCCTAAAATCATAGCCTCAATCAGTTGGCCAGCGGCCTCTGTCCCAGCACCAAACAACCCTGATTCAATCACAGAGTTTAAATCTATATCACCATTAGTAATACCTTGCTGTATTGCGTCAGCAACCCCGTTAGCCACACCAGCAGTTAACAGTTGTGAACCGGGGCCAGAGTACGTTACTAAGCTGTTAGCTAAAAAGTTTCCCCCTAGCTGGCCTAAAACAGACCCAACGATAGCTTTAGGATCTCCACCGCTAGTCACAGCGGAAGATAACGCATTGATTGCCATTTGAGACTGTGTAGCCGTTAGTCCGTTAATTAAACCTACTAGTTGGTTAGCGGCTCCTATTGTTACTCCAGCCAGCACTAGACCTCTGATTGCTGGTCCCCAGTTGTGATCGTCAACCTTAGCTGTCTTTACAAAACTAGAGCCGTTCCACTCAAACTTGTCACCATCTTTGTTGTACCAAGGGCCAGAGTTACCTGTGTACTTTTGGTACAATGTGTACATCTGACCAGCTTGTGCTGAGTACCCTTTTTCTCCTTCAGCGGCCCCTGCTTGGATAATAGTATTTTCTAAAGCTTTATCGTCCATCCCAGCTTCACGACCAAGTGTTGTTGGGTCAATCAAGGCTACGCCTGTGTCCCACCAATCAGCTTTTAGCTGTCCTGCGTCAATTAAGTCTTGACGCTCGTTCATGTAAGCTAGGTAGTTGTCAAACGATCCAAATGCCGCCCTTAATTGTCCGTTGTCAGACGCATTAAACTCTGACCGCAGTTGTGACTCTGTTAACTGCTTAGAAAAGTTACCCCAATACAAATTACTAGCGTCACCTGTTTCACGCTGATTTGTGTAGTCATAAATACGGTCACCCATAGGTTACTTACCGCCCTTCATCTTCATGAGCTTGTCAGCACCACGTATGCCAAAGCTGGCAGTCACGGCTACGTAAAGCAAGTACTGGTAGTAATCAGGTAGCTTGTCTAGCTCAACAAAAGCCATGCCCACCCTCTGCATAATACTCAAGTCATCCATAGCAACTCCGTAACACACAGCCAACAGAGGCATTGACAGCACAACAGTAAACCACTCGTCTTTCCACGAGGTTGCGCTAGCCGCCGCCATCTCTTGTTCCCACGTAGCTGTGTTCTTGATAACTTCCATCTTTGCTACGTGCTTGGCTTGTGACTGCTCGTGCCTGTTGTTAATCCAAGTCTTAGCGAGTCCAGCGATAGGTCCGATCAGTGCAGTCCACATATCTTACTTCTCTTCTTCGTCTTCTTTTACAAACCTACCTTTAGCGTCACGCTTGCGTTTCTTTTCAAACAAGCCTTGGACTGTATCGGTTTCCCATATCCTGATGCCTACCCATACAATAGTAAACATGGCAGATATAGGCGGCAGGATTGCACTGATAGTGCCTAACATAGTACCTACGCTCATTACATCAACAACTTGTTTTGCGGACTCATCCATTACTAACCCCTTGTATAACACTTATGGTTGTCCAGATAATCCCAGCGGTGACCATTAGGCCCATAATAATTGCTGATACATCTAGCATACGTCTTTGTTTTCTTCGTTGCTTGTAGATCATTTGTTCACGTTTGGCTCTTATGTCACGACGCATCTGGATCATTTCGTTGTACGTGTCCTGACCGTAAGAGTACATGATTAACTCTCTGATCTGCTTTTCTTGTTCCTCTATCTTCTTCTTTGCTATTACAGCATTTAACGCCTGTTGTTCTACTGACTCACCGTCAAACATCTTCTTAAACAACGGTGGGTTCTCTGCTTCCTTCTCTGCTTCACGCAAATCAGAAACTAGGCTGTACCAGTGTCCTAACTTCTGAGCTACGTGTTCAATCTCTGCGCCTTTGGATACAAGAACTTGTACGCCTTTGAACGCAGTAGACGCCATTGCTACCAGAGATACAGGGTCCATTTAAAATGTAATACTTCCAGAGCCTGTAAATTTATAAATATTGTAACTACCATCGGTGCTTGTAGTTGGTGAGCCTGTTGTAGCTGTTGCTGTTTCTAAAGTTCTTATAATTACAACTCCTGAACCTCCAGTGGCTCCCGGTTGATAGGTTGGAGACTGAGCAGTATCTAAAAATCCTCCTGCTCCTCCACCACCAGTGTTAGCTGTTCCAGCAGATGCCGCCGATGCAGAAGAATCGCCTCCTCC